TTGTTACCAGCGGCAAATTTTGCATCTTCCGCTAGAAAGTTTTCAAATGCTGATTTTAATTGTTCTACTGTGTTTGACATAATGTTTTCCTTAAGTTATGTTTTACTACTTATAATAGTAATTGGTGTGGTCGGTAGGATTCGAACCTACAAAGGCTGTGTCTAAGACGTTGCCCCGTTCCCTAGTGCGTTTCACAACGGACTGGAGGTATGCCATTCCACTCACAACCACATGTACATTATATACTCTCGTTTCTACGAACACAACCTTATTTACGGTTAAATATGACTAGTTTATGACAATCGATTTTCAAAAAATACCATTCCAGGACATTGTACGTTTTGGACAACGCACAATGTTAAGCCGTCCACTGTTTTCTACCAGTTGGATTTTGGGCCGCTTCTGTAATTATAACTGTTCATACTGCTGGCCGTATGCTCGCAGTGACATCCAGGATTATCAAAGTTTGGATGTTTATAAAAATACAGTGGATGAAATCAAACGACAGGCTCGTGAAAATGGATTCACAGAATTCCATTGGAGTTTCAGTGGTGGCGAACCAACAGCTTATCGACAACTTCTAGATCTGGTCAAGCATCTAGATGAAACTGAAAGTACGTATCAAAGTATTCATATGACTACTAATTTATCGCCAGGTAGCAAATGGTGGAACACATGGTGTAAGAACACCGAGATGTTACAACGTAGAAGTATCACAGCCAGCTTTCATGACGAGTTTGCCAAGGAACAAGAATTTGGCGACAAGTGTTTACAGTTGCAGTACGAACTAGTACATGTTACTATCAATCAAGTAATGGTGCCAGAAAAGTTTGACGAATTATATGCTCGCATGGAACGTTTTCACCACCGCGGAATTAATGTAACTCTCAAGCCGCAGAGCGACCCAACAGCTAGTAACATTGTAGATGGCTATACTGAGAAAATGATCGATTTAATGCAAACTGGATTTCCACAACTTGTCAACGGAGACGACATCTATCAAATTGCGCTATATGATGCAGATAATACGGAATATCTATTTGATCAAGCAGAAAGATTTAATGCTTTTGGATTTAATAAATTTCAAGGTTGGAGTTGCAATAGTGGCTATCAAAGTGTTATAATAAGAAGCAATGAAGTTAAAAGATCATACAGTTGTCATGATGTACCTTTGGGCACACTCACAGAAGGATTTGATTTGTTTGCAGAACCAAAATTATGTGTGACACCCAGCTGTGTGAGTTCAGCGGATTCTAAGATACCAAAACACAAATGAAGATACCTAAATTTATTTGTAATACGGAAAATTTAATTAATTGGCCGTTAGTTATAGACAGGATTAATGCCAGTGGAGGTTATCCTAACTGCTTGGTAGGTCCGGAAGAAGACACCAAAGATGACGACCACCCACAGGGAAGTTATTGGGATACATTAATAACCGCAGGATACAATTGGAGCGAGGTAACTTGGACAGATTTTGAAGTTGACATAATTGACCCAGAACTAGTAATAATTTTTTCAAAATTGGTAGGTGCAAAATCATTACGTTGTTTTATTAGTAAGGTTGATCCCGGAAAATGTGTTGCTATGCATTGGGACGAGGGCGATGTTAGGTATCACAATCCTCAAACTAAAGATAATATGTACAGATACATCTGCTTTATTAAACCATCAGAAATTGGTCAGACTTTAATAGTGGGTGATCATTGTTTTCACAATGCAAAATATGGGGATGTATTTGAATGGCATCATTACACAGATTTTCATGCAACGTATAATGCTAGTTTAACTCCCCATTACATATTTCATTTCTTGGGATATAAAGAAAAATGAAAATAGATCTAAATCATTTTCACCATTGGATGCGTGCTGTAAGGCAAAGTTCTGATCCTATGCGTACCATGGATGCATTCTGGGCGGGGCAAATGAAGAGCAAAGCATGGCTGGTGAACGAACTCAAACGCCAGTGTAGCAATGTCAAATCATGGCCCACTATAGATATTCATGGTGGTTGGGTTGGAACCTTGGCAAGTATGCTGTTTCAGAGCGGTATGTATATTGATCATATTAATAGTATTGATATCGATCCAGAATGTGAAGCTGTTGCTAACACAATGAATCAAATAGAATACGAAGGCAGCAAGTTTAAGGCTATTACAGCTGATATGTGCAGTTTCAAAAGTAATGCTGACATTATCATTAACACCAGTTGTGAACATATCACACAAGAACAATACAATACTTGGTTGGCATTACAACCTAACTCGCTGTTTGTTCTGCAAAGCAACAACTACGACATACCCGAACATGTTAGAACTGCTAAAGATCTAGAAGAGTTTAAACAACAAAGCGGCCTTGATGTCATTTGGTCAGGACATCTTGAAACACAGTTGTACACACGTTGGATGATCATAGGAAAGAAATAATGGAGACAGGAACAGTTAAGTGGTATAATGATGCCAAAGGATATGGGTTTATTTTATCAGACGATGATACAAATCTGATTGCATTTAAAGAAGACATAACTCTAGATCCAAAAATATTATTTGAATTTCAGAGAGTAACCTTTGAGAAAGTCAGCAGTGAACGCGGTCTAAGAGCCGCTAATATAAATATCACCATGACACAAGATTTTAATTTATACGATTACGATTGTACTAGTTTAAACAAACAGAAGTTGCATCTTTCAACTTTTATAGGACAAGTGATATTAGTAGTTAATACCGCTAGCGGGTGTGGACTAACTAATCAATATGCAGGCCTTGAGAAATTATATCAAAAATATAAAGATCGAGGATTCATTATTTTAGCATATCCGTCAAATGATTTTGGTAATCAAGAAACAAAATCAAATGAAGAACTTGCAGAGTTTTGCCAAATAGAATTTGGAATTTCTTTCCCGGTAATGGAAAAAAGTTCAGTAATAGGACCCAACAAAAACAAATTTTATCAAAAATTAGAAAACATAACTGGTCAAGAACCGCAATGGAACTTTCACAAATATTTGGTTAGCAAAGTTGGGTCTACGGTTGAAAGTTATGATCATTTTACAGACCCGTTAAGCGATATAATAACAAATCGTATTGAAGAGATGCTAAATGAAAGAACATAAATTAAATTCTATTCCTCGAATATCGGTTTTTGAAAATGTATTAACTCCCGAATTTTGTGCTGAACTTATTATAAAACACAATATTGCGGGAATGAATCCAAATAGTGGATACCAGAGTCGAGTTGAATCATTTGCTCAAGTGACTGAAGAAGTTGAAAATCGAGGAATCAGTCTTGGAGTGGATCCTTACGATTACGATAAATTAGCAACAGCAATAGTTAACACTGCTAGAATTCCCTTCACACATATCGAAGCTATTGACATTTACAATTATGAAACTGGCCAATACCTTGCATACCACCATGATTACTGTTATGATCCTCCACAGATTAATTATTATAAACATGGGGGTGACAGAGTAGGTACAGGAATCTTTTATCTCAACGACGATTTTATGGGTGGAGAAACATATTTCCCCAAACACAATGTATTGATTACTCCTAAGACTGGTTCATTTTTATATTTTGAACAATGTTATGACGAAGCGACTAATTGGTCAACAATCCACGAGAGTAAAAAAATTATATCGGGTACTAAATGGATTGCTAGTTGTTTTTTTAGTGACCGTCCTAGGGTAGGATATTCTTCAAGAGATCACTTGTATGCAGATAAGTGATTGGATTCCGTTTTATAAGTATGCTGACGACGGCTCTCCTAACTGTATGTCGCAACAAACTTACGAACCACTTATAAGTCCAGACGGTAAAACATTCTGTGCAAACTATGATTGGCAAAATGAATATCAGCGTATCAGCCAACCTGATCGCACAGGATATACTCAAGAGATAGTTAACTATTTCTTTGACAAAGAAGTTGAGTATGCTACTAGATTTTCTAAACACAAGTGGGCGCCTGTTATATTAGAAATTGATAATGTTAACAAACGTGTATTTTATGAATGGAATGGACCAACCTGTAACGAGATAATTTACTCAGGAGGCGAGTTACCTAGCAATTGGCGCAACCAACTACGTAATATAATGTTAGATGCGTATACCAGCGGAGTTTATAAACTAACAATGTATCCTCATTGTCATTTTTTTGACAAAGAAGGAGTAATGCATACTATTGATATGTATGGCTGTGTAGAAGTAAATGATCCGTTTATCGAAACAAAATATATGGATGGGATTATTCATTCAACAGCCCAGTTTAGATTAGATGAAACGGGCAAAACTGCAAATAACAAATACAATATGGAATTGATGTTTAAAGGATCGTTGGGCAAACACGTTAACTGGGGCACAGAAAAAATGCAATACATATATACAGAGATATTTGCTAATGGCTAATCTTTTTGGAACAACATCAGGAATTATTGATTGGAATCCTATTATAAAATCAATCGTTCCAAAGACCGGTGATCATAATAATGTGACATCAGTAGTTGATCGATCAGACAAAGATGCTGCTGATAATCAACAATTATTGAATTCGTATTGTGGAATTATTGATACCTGGAAACAAGCAAACTATAATTTGAAAAATATTGAGTGGTGGGATTACTATCCCGGTACCCATTTTGACATTAGTATTCAAGAAAAATTTGCTGATCTAGTAAATGCGGATCCAAGAAGAGTTTTTGTTAGTGAATTATTTCCGGGGCATAACGTACCGTATCATTGGGATGTGGAAGACAAAGAGCAAGAATGGTTAGCAGCAGGCGATCGATTAGTTAGGTATGTTTGTTTCATAGATAAGCCAAAATTTGGACACGTTCTTATTTTAGAAGACGAATGTTTTTATAATATCGATCAGCACAGTATCTACGAGTGGTCGTCATACCGATCACATCATGCAGGCACAAATTGCGGATCTACTCCATATTATCTATTTCATTTTTTAGGTGCGGCCCGATGATCAAATATGTTGGAAACTGTATTGACATTATCGATTGGGACAGCTTAATTTTAAAGTTATCAAATACTGAGCCAGGATATGTAGGACCAAAACATAAAATTGGAGATCAACTTCCAGGATTAGACGAGGTAATTGATATATGGAATCAAGCAGGTTATAAAACACTATCAGAAGGGGGAACAGTTGCGTGGGACATGTTTCTGTCTGGAGATCAATTTGATCTCGATATCGTAGAAAAATTTGCAAATTTCATTGGAATGTCAAAAGTTGAATCATGTTGGATTAGCAGAATATGGCCCGGAAACTTTTCTCCGTATCATTGGGACGTTAATGATGAAGAAGTTTTATTATCCACTCAGCCAGATAAAGACAGATTTCATTGTCACATGAGTCCACCAGAATTTGGTCATTTGTTTATGGTTGATGACCAATGTTTGTATAATCAACCTCAAGGGTCGGTGTATAAATGGAGCTCACGAAAATCATGGCATGCTGGTACTAACTGTGGTCTCGTACCAAAATATCTTTTTAATATATGGGGAACTATATGACATCAAGCCGACCAGTTTTAACCGATCCGTTTTATATTGATAAGTTTATGGAAATACAACGACAAAATGTTGTGTTGTCTAATATCTTACGAGAGATTGCAGCAGACACAAATCTTAGAGAGATAGTGGAAAACAAATTTGGAGATGTGTTTGAAATTCTAAAGGACACACCTGCGTAATGTATGAAGTATCTCAACTCCACATCGAACTAACTGATAAATGCCAGGCTAGTTGTCCTATGTGTGCTAGGAACTATAACGGAGGAGTTGAGCGTCCGTTTGTGGGTAATCACGATATATCATTGAATACCTTTAAATCGTGGTTCTCTCCCAACTTTTTAAAAAATATTAAAAACTTCTATGCCTGCGGTAACTACGGCGATCCTATTATTGCCAAAGACTGTTTAGAAATATTTCAATATGTTAGAGAACACACCGATGGTAGATTATCTGTACACACTAACGGCAGTGCAAGAACTACTAATTGGTGGAAAAAATTAGCCAAGGCAGTAACCGGACATCATGAAGTAGTTTTTGGTATTGACGGATTCGCTAAAAGTCATGTACTCTATCGTCGAGGAACTGACTGGAATAAAATAATAGAAAATGCTAGAGCATTTATTGATGCTGGCGGAATTGCTATTGTTGATTCTTTAGTGTTTAAACACAATGAGCAGGAACTAGAAGAGTTTGTTAGTGAGATGTTACGTATTGGATTTAAATCTGTTAATGTAAAATCAACAGGCAGATTCTATGACATGGAAAAATTTCCAGTATTGTCAAAAACTGGAGAAGTAGAATACCATTTAGAACCAACAGAACATGCAGAATACAAAAAGATAAATTTTCTAAAATTAAAAGATATAAGCAAAGATATTAAGATTTGGGAGGAGACCGTCCTATCTTCACATATCGCCCCTAAGTGTGTTCAAAAAAATGAAATATATATAGACGCTAGAGGGATAGTATATCCTTGCTGTTGGGTAGGGTCTGATATGATTGAAGAACCTCTTAAAGTTGCTATGCCTATACACGATTTACGAAACAAAATGGTAGAAAATACTAAACATCATTTTAAAAATTTTAATGAATTAAATTTGAATAAGAAATCGATCGATGAAATATTTTTAAGTGATGCATGGAATCAATTTACTATAAACACTCCGTGGACATGTGTTAAAAACTGTAAACTATGACAGATAAATTAAAAGAAATTCAAATCAAAATTGAAACATTAACAGGAAGTAAAACGTTCTGTGTATTGCCATGGATACATTTTGCTACTCGTCCTAACGGAGATATGCGATTATGTTGTAGTGCTAATGCAAGCGGTGCAGGCAACGATCATACAGTTGGATTAGTTAAGAATGAAACAGGCCGTCCCGCAAACTTTGGTCGTGAAACTCCTATGAGTGCCTGGAACAACGAATACATGCGAGATGTACGGTTAACTATGTTGGAAGGCAAAATTCCTGCCAGTTGTACTAAATGTCATAAAGAAGAATTTAATGGTGTTGCTAGTAAGCGTATTTGGGAAACTGGCACATGGGTTGAAGATGGTATAGATTTACCTGAGCTGATAAAACAAACTGAAGAAGATGGTACAGTTCCTGAATCGCTAGTTTATCTAGATTTACGATTAGGACATACCTGTAATTTAAAATGTATCATGTGTAGCCCACACGATAGCTCAATGTGGGTAGCGGATCACAAAAAGCTATATCCAATATTTCAGGCTAAAGAACTTAAAGATCAAATGCAGTGGGATCGAAAAGAGTTTAATAATAAATGGCACGAAAATCCAGACTTCTGGAAAGAAATGTATGCTCAAATTCCTAATCTAAAACAAGTTTACTTTGCTGGCGGCGAGCCTTTGCTTATTAAAGAACATAAACTATTCCTTGAAGAAATTATTAGACAAGGATATGCAGACAAGATCCTTGTACGTTACAACACAAATGGATTACTAGTAGATGACAACATTATTGAGCTGTGGAAAAAATTTAAAAAAGTTAAAGTAGGTTTTAGCATTGATGCTGTTGGCGACCGTAATTACTATATACGCTATCCTAGTGATTGGGCCACCATCGAACGTAATCTTCACAAGTTAGATAACACACCTGACAACATACAAGTTAGTATTGCTACTGCTATACAGATACTAAACATCAAACACTTGCCTGAACTGGCCAAGTGGAAGATACAGCAGAATTTTAAGAAAGTAAACTTTGAAAATGTAACTGACGGAATTGAAGCAGGCGGTGGAATTGTTAACATGCACTTGTTATACATTCCAACATTCTTAAGCATTAGATGTTTGCCAGAGTATGACAAGGAAGAAGTTCGCAAGGCTTTTGCGGAACTTGCTAATTGGTTATATGCTAACTATAGACAAGATGAAGACTTTTGGAAACACAACCCTTACGGGTGGAAACGTTGGCAAGCAGTATTAGACTTTATGGGTGCTGAAGATCACACATCACAGTTACCTGCGTTTGTTGAATATATTGAAAAGATAGATTTATTAAGATTAACAGATTTTAAAGAGATATTTCCAGAATTAGCAAATCTAATATGAAAGACCTAATACGGATAGATTCAAACGCACCTCAGGATCTGCTGAGAATAGAATTATTTCTTAGCAATGTCTGCAATTACAAATGTTGGTATTGTTTTCCTGGTAGCAATGAAGGTACACATCGCTGGCCTAATCTAGAACCTCTAACATCTAATCTTTGTTTTTTATTTGATTATTACAAAGAAAAACTAGGCAAGACACGATTCCATATACACATCATCGGCGGAGAGCCAACTGTCTGGCCAGAGATAGAACGGTTTACTAGATTCTTCAAAGATAATTATGAGTGTATTATTAGTATTTCTACTAACGGATCTCGTACGCTACGTTGGTGGAAAGAATATGGTAAGAATTTTGATCACGTGATGATCAGTTGTCATCATCAATTTATAAACACTGAACATATTATTGAAGTGGCCGACTGTCTGTACAAACAAAATGTGGATCTAACAGCAATGGTATTAATGGATCCTAATTATTGGGATCAATGCTTATCGATTATAGAAGGTTTAAAAAATAGTAAACATAGGTGGCCAATTATAGCGTTAGAAGTTTACCATGCTACTATCTCATATACAGCAGATCAGAAAAAATTTATCAGTAATTCTATAAAAAGAATACCTAATATATTTTGGTGGTTGAAAAATAACAAAAAAATCAGTAGAAATCCTAAACTAACATTCTCAGACCTTACTAATAAAAAGGTTGATACAAATTGGATATCATTGAACAACAAAAATCAGTTCAAAGGATGGGCCTGTAGTGTAGGTATTGAAACACTCTATGTTAACAAAGACGGGAATCTACAAGGCGCCTGCGGAGAAACTCTTTATGATCTTGATTTCAAATATAATGTATTTGATGAGAAGTTCAAAGAAACATTTTCTCCAGAAATTAAAGAAACGACCTGTAAACAGGACGGATGTTTCTGCCAACCAGAGATAAACGCAACAAAGTTTGTTAAGCAGGACGCCACTTTGATAGTGGAATATCCGCTGCACAAGTACACCAATCTCTAGTACAGACTATCGAGTCTATAGGTGCAATAAATGTATCTTGATATATGTTACCCAAGCTACCACCTACTCTACAAGTAGCACGATGCACTTCCCCATCCCAATTGATCATAAGGCTTTCTATGCCTGCGTTGCACGACCAACCTTTAAAATTATTTTTATGCAATTTAATAACATCATTAGCGTGTATTATTTTTCCATCGTCTATTCTACAGTTAGGCTTTGCAGTAGCATCTTGAGAAATGATCCATTCTAAGTCTTTACCGTTATATCGCATATCATCAAAAACATTGTGATCACCTTCAGTCCAACGTATTCTGCGTAAGGCAAATCTTATGCCCTTTTCACTGAATTCTTTAACTACTTTACGAACATTATTCATATGATCGTGATGAGCCATTATATTCACAAAGAAGTCTGTTTGTGTATTGTCATAGAACTCGTTAATTGTTTTCACAACACGTTGCCAATCGTATTCAAAATGCAAACTAAACACTAGATGATTGAAATATATTTCGTTTTGTAAATACCATCGTGCCGATCGAGTCCCGTTAGTTGTCAGACTAACCCAATATACATCTTTACGTTTGAGATAATCAAACAGATCTTCTATGTCAGGATGAACACAAGGTTCACCGCCTGTTAAACTAATACGTAACGGTTTATTAATTTCACATAATTTATCGATAGTTGCTTCTAGGATGTTAATATCCGTATGAGGACTATAACTGTCATGTACACTACTAGGGCAATAACTACAGTCGTAGTTACAACGCTTGCCTAGATTCCATTCAACTTTGAGTTGATCTTGGTGAGGCCAACTACTGGTTATTTTAAACATAATCTCCAAACTCTGGGAAGAGTCCACTGATATTTTTGGTATTTCTGCTGTGATCTAATCTATGATTAAATTCTACAAAATCCGGCCACAAGTGACTTTGGTCTTTGGCTCGAAGATAATTAATGTTGTCTTTAATTTGCTGTTGTGTTATTTCTTCAAGTATAGGATATTTTTTAACATTTTCAAAATCTTTAACTCTTAGACTTACTATTTCTAATCTCGATATCGCTAGTTCTTTTAATGGTTGTGGAAGTACTTGTGCTGATAAACAATTAGGATAACTTACACGATGGCTATAAAATACTATATCCATCTTGTTGATAAAATAATCTATACAGTCGGCTATCTGTAGAATGTTACCAGCCTGTGCAGTAAATGCTCCTACTACTCTGCTGACGTTTGGTATCTTTTTTATTTCTTTAATGTTAGCCTCAACTTGATTAAAATCACCGTTACTGCGTATGTAATTGTAAACATCGTGAATGCCATCAATACTGACATTAACGGCAACACTTCTAAAATGTGGCCAATAGTCATGTATAGTCCTTCCCTGGCTAATACCAAGAGTTGTGCCATTAGTGGCATACTTAATTTCGATGTTCTTACCGTAGGGTTTGAGCATATCTAAAATTTTGTAATGCTGTGGATCCATTAAGGGCTCACCGCCAGCAAACTCCACACGTCTGAAATGCGGCAATAATTTCTCAAAACTTTCCCACCATTTATCAGTGTCATCAAACGGTCCGATATATTGACCTGGAGTTTTAACTAACCGAGCTACACTTGGCACTAGATAATTGTTTTCTTTTTTATAAAACGGCGCGACCTCATCCCAATCCTTCCAACTAGTACTGTCTAACGGATTACACATACGACATTTTAAATTACACAGATTATTAAGTTTAATTTCCATAGTAGGAAATTCAAATGGCATCGAATAATCCTCACGTAGGGTATCTAATGCGTTAGGATATAATGTAATACGTGCTTCGGGAATAATTCCTGCAATGTGTCGTTGACGTAAACTTTCCACACCTTGATCTTCTAGGTCAAAACATGGCTTACATACTTCTGGGCGTTCACCGCAAAGAACCTGTCTTCGAACCTCTCGCATTTGAAAACCGTTCCAAATGTTTTCTAAGCTATCATCTTGAATCCAGCCAATAGGTTGACTTCGGCAACAAACTTTAACTGCTCCGTCTTCGCGTGTTGCTAATCCTGTAAAAGGATGCATACAAAATGTTTTACTTTGATTGTTCAATTGCCCATTCTCGTTCTTTACACCAAAAACATTCGCCGCAAACTGGAACGTATTGTCCTGGTATATAGTTTGTGTAATTGATACCTGTGATTTCACCTTCGCAACTGCGTGTTATTTCAAATAGATCCATGATGCCAAGTTCATTATACATTTTAATAATTTCTGACTTGTCTATAAAGCGAAATGGATGATATGCCATAAAGCCCATATGTTTCATTTCTAATAAATGCTTGTTATCTTCTGTAGGTTCAATATCTCTTTCATCCATACTATTAAGTAGTGCTAATCGAGGATTACGTGTAACACCATTGTAAAAGGCATCTATATTATGTTTTTTACAAATATATTCTGCGTAAGCTCTTGATTGAATATTATCTCCGCTAACTTGTTTGCCGTATTCATCCGTTAAGTTTGGACCTATGTTACCATATTCTAACTCAGGCGCGATAAAGTTAGTATGACGTTTAAATGTAATTTGATAGAACTTTTGAAATAACCAGTTATATACCACGTCAGCATTATGCTGTTGCCACGGCTTTGTCTTCCAGCAACGCACATGGTTAATAACATGAACAATTATATCGTAATTTTCTTCTGTGGCTTTTTGACAAATCATATAGGCAAGTAATGCACTATCTGCTCCACCACTTAAGGCGATAGCAACGTTGCGCCATTTAGTATCAAAGGAAATGTTGAGCATGAAATATTTACCTAGTAATATTAGCACATAAATATTTCATGATTATGAAACAAATATGGGTATGCCCTGAAGGCCTTATTGAACGAGCACTCAAAGAGTGTCCAGTTATAGGAGAAGGCACAGTACTTAACGAACCAACCGGTGATTTCTTTTATGATACTTGGAAGATTAAAGACTTGTATAAAGGAACACTTTGGGAACAAGTACTAACCACCATACCTATGACAATTGGACAGGCACGTATTATTAAATTAGAGCCAGGTGAAAGCTATATGGCCCATGCTGACATAGACAATCGCTGGCATTTAAACTTGACCGGCGAGCAGTCATACTTAATTAACTTGAAAGAAAAAGTCATGTACGAATGTGTGAGAGATAACCAGTGGGCATACATGGATGCTAGTCAAATACATGCGGCTACAAACTATGGATCTATCCCACGCTTACAATTAGTAGTACGTGAACCGTTATTTAAAAGCCGTGAGCCAAAAGATTTAGTCAGCATTAGCATAGAAGCGGCTTATGAACAACACGACTTTAGATATAAATTTGATAAAATTTTTAGTCCGTTTTTAAATAAAGCAAATCAACAATATAAATTAGCAGACTTTGCACACACAACAGTTAGTACAACATTTCAATTAGAACGTGAACTGCTTGAAAAATTTAACAAACTGATAACGCCAGAATTTAAGGTAATGTATGCTTAAAGTTTGTATTACCGGAACAACACGCGGCATTGGTAAAACTCTAGCTGACCACTTTAAAGAATTAGGGTGGGAGGTTATAGAGCTCAATCGCGGAGATGAGATGATTGAATCTGCTGTAGGATCCGACTTGTTTATTAATAACACCTACGGTGATGGCATGCAGATTGATATCTTTAACCAACTGTACGCTAGAGTTGCTAAGATGGTTGTAATGGGCAGCATAGCTTCCAATTATCCAGATCCAGAAATGCTAACTTATAGTCAACATAAAAAAGAATTAAAAGAGCGGGTACTAGAAGTCGCTAATAGTTCTGTTAAGAAAGCAGATATATTGTTGCTACAGTTAACAGGTGAAAGTTATAATGATTCTAGTTTAATAACACGCACTATAGACTTTTGGTTAGATACTCCTAAGGTCACATGTATTTCATTTGTTCACGGAAATCCCAATGGATAAGAAAATTGTTATAACAGGCCATACTAGTGGCATAGGTCAGGCAATTTACAACAAGTTTAAAGAAATAAGTTGTAGAGAAATTATCGGAATGAGCCGTAGTAACGGTTACGATATTGACCAAGACTTTGATAAGATTGTAGAAGAAGCAACAGGAGCAGAGTTGTTTATCAATAATGCTTATAGAGACAGACAACAATTAAAATTGTTTAATGCATTAAAAAATAAAGTAGATATGATGGTAGTTATGGGAAGTGTTAGTAGATTTTATCCTGAACTAATTCCTACACAATATATACACGATAAACAAGAATTGGCAGAAGCCTGCCGATTAGAAAGTATCAATCCTAATGGGATTTCTATATTACATTTAGATTTAAGTTTTATTGAAGGAACAACAGTGTTAGATAATGATCTGACTGCTTTTACCAGCGACTTTACCACACCCAAAGATGACATTGTGGACACAATAATATTTTGGAGTCAAAAACCATCTATAAGACAAGTTGAGTTTAGATGGAAATTGACTCCTCATGTTCTTACTGAATTGAAGCGTATTAATCCTAACCTAGATCCATCTAGGATAACGTTTTAAATTAGCTTCAAATGCATCAACATTGATTCGCCAAAGTGTTTGATTGGTATTTCTATAATGAATTTGGCCAACACGTTCTACTACACCTATTTTTTCTAAAGTAGGAAAATAAAACTTATGTACTAATTCCTGACTTGCAACAGAATCGGCGGTAGATGTCGAATATAAGTTCTTAGTTTTTGTCCAAGCAATACAAGCTGGCAATAAGAATTGGTCAGTGAGATTTTGATGCTCGGCAACTAGTCGTTTAGAAGTTATTAATCCTTTAGAAGGTCTTGCTTCGGCAAACGTGCAAACCCTAGTAAGTACTCGATAACTGCCTGGCCCCATTACTTCATCAAAGCTGTGTGCAGCAACACTCCCCACAGCTTTATCATTTTTATACAAGATCCAGACTTGCTTTTCTCTTTCATTGTTAAAACAATCAACCATTGCCTGTTGACTGTTATTATTTGAAAATCCTCGCAATGCTGCTTCAGCATAGAATTCTGTTAAGTCTAAGTCCACCGACCACGGAACTACTTTATACATGCAATTGCCTTTTCAATAAAATCTGCTGGATAATTTGTTCGAAAACTGTCCCAACATAGTTTTTGTATAACTTTAAGATCAGTGGGTGTTTGCCAATCTATGCCCAGTGACCCAGAATACTTTACAAGTTCCTTACGCCTGTTTTGGCTAATATGACTTAAGAAACTTTCAATAGTTATTGTTTTTTCAGTTTCGTGATGTGCAAAAAAATAGTTAATACTTTTAAGTTTACCATTGACAATAAAATAACTACTAGGGTGCATACTATATTTGTATAATCCTAAGTTATGATGTGTGTTAATTATAGTTAACATCTGGTCTTGCCAGTCGGGCAAAATATCATCAAAACTACAATTATTATTTTCTAAACTACGTTGCCATAAATCGGGACCGTCTATTTCAAAATAAATCTTCTTTTCTACAAGATCAATGTCTAATATTTTTGGAATTAATTCGGGGTGATGTACTGCCATATGATTCAACCAGCAAAGTTCTCTAGTCCATTTGTCGTTCATTAGAGCGGGGTCAATTACTTCATTCATACCCTTATGATACTCTGAATCATTGACGTAGTGTTGAACAAAGACTGTTTGGTCTTCATTAATTAGACTAGTGTAAATCAAATTATTTCGCCATTGGTCGCCACCCGGTATTTGATTGTAATAATATTTAAGTTTCATATCTAATAAGTTCACATTATTAGTTAGTGTAAATACGATTGGAGATACAATAATATGATAAAAGGTATTAACGATCAACCGTATTTAGACATGGCGGCATACCTTAATATGGATTACTTTGATGAAATTCAGCCCGAAATAATACGAGGATTTGCCACAGCCCGTATCTATGCGAAAGAAGGAACCTGGATGAAACCGGGATTTGATCAAAGTAATGGAAGTTACATTTGGAATTGGAAACCAATTTATAAAGCTATTGAAGAATTTTTAGAACTTCCAGACAACGATCCTATTAAACAAGGTGGCTGGGAACTGTGGACTAACTCTTCTAACGGATATGCAGAACGAAACTTGTTTACACGATATCTTAAAATGGCAATGGGTGCATATGATCCTTACATTTATTACTTTTTATGGGAAGAAGGATCGTGGGATAATAGAACAGAACCTCGTAAACTCACTGAGGAAGCAGCACATTTTCCTAATGTAGTAAACTGGGTAGAATCATTGCAAGGAACACTATTTGAACATATTGGGCGTGTTATATTTTTCCATTGCGACCATAACGGGATGCCTTTTGAACATCGAGATTTAGATGCAAAAAATGGGGTATTTTCCGACAACGGGTATACTCCTCATCGAAATGAATTTATACATATTCGTCCTAATACTAAAAAAGCCATGTACTTATGGGATCCAGAAAAGAAAAATAAAATATATTTAAATACCCGTGCCGCTTGGTGGAACGATCAAGATTGGCACGGCGGCGAACAGATAATGGAACAGAGTTATTCTCTACGCATCGACGGAAGGTTTACAGAAGATTTCCGTAAGAAATTAGGGATTGATCACCTGGAGACCTATTAATGAGCAAATATTGGAAATATTTAGATCTACCAGGATGGCAAGAGCAATCAAAATTTTTATTAGAGTGGACTAATAAAAATAGTGATATTGATTTACCTCATGTTCGATGGCATTATAAAGAAGTTAAGCATCTTCCAGAGATGCAGAATCATTTTGTCTGGTGGCAGTCATGGGGATTATCCCCTCACGAAATGTTTGTGTTACGAGTTTCTCCCTCAATTATGCATGTAGATTATACTGCATTTGGATGTCCACATATTCACACTGATCAAAAAGTTGAGCATCCTGACCCAGATCTAAATGGGGTTACTCCAACTTTTTCTATCAATATTCCTCTTAGTAATTGCGATCAAAGTATCACAAGATTTTACGAAGTAGATGATTTAAGTGCAGCTCGGGTATTCTATAACGACCCATGGGGAGGAGAGTGGGGATATGATCCTAATCAATGTCGAGAAGTTGATAGCTATTCGTTAACACAGCCTACTATTTTAGATATAAAAATTCCACATAGTGTACATAATCCTACGACCAATAATAGAATAGCAATGTGTTATCGATTTGCAGAAGACGCACATCTTGCTAATTGGTTTGAATAAATGGAATATCTTGATAATTATAAAGAATGGATTAATCCTCTTTGGAGAGAATTAGCTTTAGAACTTAATGGACAAGCTCGACCTAAAGATTGGCCTCCAGCATATATCACAGAAACAGCAGAATATACAAAAGCACACGCTGCTGGTTATGATTTAACAGCGACAAATTGGTGGGTATTTGAAGAGAAAGACTTAGGAATTACTATTAATCCTCCTTGGACTAAAGGTGAATATCATTGGTGGATTACTAAAATGTATCCAGGACAATTTATGCCGATACACATCGATCCTCACACAAATCATAGAGAGTGTCTTAGGTACTGGATGCCATTACAAGATTATCATCCAGGACACATTTTTGTCTACGATAAACAATTGGCTGTAGATTACAAATTAGGAGATCTCTTTTTGTTTTCCGATTCTAAAGCATATCACGGTGCCGCAAATATTGGCCATATCCCTAGAGTTATGCTGATGGTCACTGAATATGTCTTGTAAAAGTTCAACGTATTGTCCATATCCTTTTATAGGGGCAAGTCTGCAAAATGACGGTATAGTCTTTCCTTGTGGGCAATACATGAATATTGCTCCGTTCAAAAAAAATCAGCCTGTAGAAGAGGTTCGTAACAGTCTTCATATGCAAGAAATGAGAAGGCAGATGATGAACAATCAAACAGATAGTGGATGTCAATGCCCCGCAGAAGAAAAAGCTGGAATACTGAGCATGAGACAATCTGCCATCAATCAATTTGGGTATCAGCCGTTTGGTCCTCTTAAGGTTGTTGAAATCTTTTTCGATAATGTTTGCAATTTAAAATGTCGTATGTGTTCGAGTGGTCAGAGTCACTTATGGTTTGACGAAGAACTAGAGCTATACGGGAAAACAATTAGCCCAACCAAATATATTAAAAATACTTTATATTCAACATTTTCGATATCAGAATTAGAAGTAATAAAAATTTATGGCGGAGAGCCTTTACATACCAACGAGGCGGACCTATTCTTTAAACGTGTTATCGATCAGGGGAAAATACAAAATCTGTCGATTGAAATAAGCACAAATGGAACAGTTTTGCCAATGCCTAATGTTCTCGAAGCGTTTCTTAAATGTCGGAGTCTAAAACTTAATATCAGTATAGATGCCTACGGCATTCTAAATGAATATATTCGAAGCGGTAGCAACTGGAATGCAATTGTAGAAAATATGAAGTTTTTTGATAGTTTGATCGATAAACGAGAGTTAGAGACTTTCATCTCGGTACACAGTGCAGTTGGAATATATAACATTAACGAGATTTCTAAATTAGATTCATTTGTATCTAATAATTTTCCTAGATTCTCTAAAATGAAACAAATGATACAGTATCCTGTATTTCTAAATGTACAAAATACTCCTAAAGAATATAAGAGTATTATTGAGACATTTGTTGATGAATCCACTAAGAAATATATGTATGATGGTACTACTGACTTTTTCCCTCATTTTATAAATTTTCATCAAGGACTAGATAAAATTAGGAATGAGTCATTAAAAGAAGCAAATCCGTTACTTCATAATTTTATTGCCAACTACAAAAATGTTGTTGACAGCAAAACATTCTTTTTAGAACAAATATCATCAATTACCAATTATGACCAATCTTGATTAAAATGCCAGGTTGGTTTTTGTAATTGTCTTATATCAGTTAATATAAAATCTTTAGCAGTTCCAGTCAGTTTTAGATCAATAAACCCGCTAGCAGCACGCATTGTAAAATTTATATGAGAATTGGGAGATTGCTGTTGTATCATTGACAATATTTGATTTTCTTTATATACTCGATAAGATAATGGACTGGTCATCATTGTTCCTTCGTAGCAGAAAATATTAGATAGGTTAATTAAAGTTTTATTATCCAATGTACTATCTGCTAGTATAGAAGAATCATTCCCTAACAAGTCTAAATGTAAAAATTTATATTTGACATTGTCTATCTTGGGAGCATGTTCTTTCCAATAGTCTAACGCTTTTAAGTTGTAATCATAAAATGAAACAAGACAGTCTTTGGTGAGATCTAATAGTTCAAAATAAACTGTTCCGCTAGCGGGAGTGACTAAATGAGTAATATTTTCTATTGCGGGATTAGCCCATTCATTGTTTTTTGTGTGTACAAATTCAGTAGAACAATGTCGTTCTCTAAAATAAATCCATTCTAAATTTTGTTGAAAGTCGTTTGAAGATTCTGGATAGAAGTGGCGTTTGGCCGATCGTATTGTATCGTCAAATATTATAATTGGTAAATTATTATCTAATCCTATTGATATAATATTCCACCCGTGGCATTTGTGTAGATATTCGTCTCTGACGTTGCCACCGCGGGTAATCCAACGAGGTGTGTAATCGTCATGTATGTTATTCATATCTCGATAAGGTACTGTTTGTATATGTTTACTTCCAAGTTCTTGTTGTCCTATGATAGGATAATTAAATTCTTTATATTTTTTCAAATTAACAATGTAGCATTGATGATGTAATTCGTAATAGGCATTGCCTCTATCTAATACATGTCCCGCTAGAAAAAAATCTGAGGAAATGAGTTTTTCAATTTCATTAAAAAATTTCATTCCATTGATGAATTCAGTGCCAGTACTAAAAACAACGGCATATCGATAATTGTAGGTAGAAACATGAGATAACAATGCATCTTCATCAAACCCTTGATAGACATCGTACCCTTTTATATGGATATTTGAAATAGTGTAATCACTTTGATTTTTGATTAATTCTTTAGTAAAATTAGTTGATGATGAATCAATGTTATCAACCAAACAAAACACTATATCTAATTTTTTGTTTGCTGGATAATTAATAATATTCATTTAAGCATGTTCCTGTAACTCTTTACTACTAATTCAGAAAACTTTTCTTTTTGTGATCCATATCCAAAGCTGTGTCCAATCATATGTATTCTTGGTTGATTTGAAAAATTAACCACTGAATGATAATTTCGTATATTAATAATAAATGCCTTCCCCTCTTTAAATGGTACTATTCCGTATCCTTCTAAAACCATGTGACAATCGGCCGGATGGATGACAGCAATGTTTACTGGTATTCCAAATTCTAACGCATTAAAATTATCTTCTCCCGGTAACTTACCAGGCATATCGCTGTGTGGAGTTATAGCACTATCTGGTTCAAGCTGCATAAATCGTATTCTACGATATGCATCACTTGGAAACTGATCTTTCCAGAAGTTCTTAATTATTGGAGTTTTGTTAGATAGCTCGGTCCACTTATAAGGGACATCTGCTTCGTTAATATATCCATAGTTGGTCCATGCACCTGTTTTTTCAATATCAATACCGTGTATGCAACAACTATTCCACCCTTGATTGTTAGAAGTTCTGTGCCCTACATAAGAAGCATTAGTTGATTCTAATTGCCAATCGGATACCGATATGTTGATATCTAATTCAATCCAACCAAAATTAGATTCATTTAATATCCAATTTGCAATATCAACAGAAGAAACTAATTCTTGAGGAATAGGTTGAACATTCCAGGTACAGTCTTTATTTTTTTGATAAAAGGATAAGGTATTGGGATCTATCATACAAATAGTTATCAAAAGAGAAGTTTGGTTTTACTATTATTGATAAGTATCAAATGTTAGAAAAAAAAAGTTATTGTGCTGCGTTTTGGAATCACACTAATATAAGAGGAGATAACAGAATATTTCCTTGCTGCCGGTATAAAACTCCGGTAGCTACATTCAACGGAGACGTTGATGGTATACTAAATCTACCAGTTTATTCAACATTACGACAACGCAGTATCGAAGGCCCTATAGAAGGGTGTCAAAAATGTTATTATGAAGAATCTTTAGGCAAAAAGAGTCTTAGACAAACATTTAACGAAACATATAGTATTGATACTGTAGAATTAAAATATCTTGAAATAGGTTTCGATAATATCTGCAATCTAACATGTGACGGATGTTGGGCGGAATTTAGTTCGGCATGGGCTGATAAAGAAAACCCGCTAGGCAAAAAATCAAACATAACTGCTATTGAAGAAATTACCAAATTACCCAATACCTTAAAAAAAATAGTGTTCTTAGGTGGAGAGCCTCTAATGACCAACAGGCACATGAAATTGTTGTCTATGGTGGAACACCCTGAATTAGTAGAGATTACATATTACACAAATGGATCATTCTTACTAAACCTAGACGAGATCGCTGTATTAAATAAATTTAAGCAAGTAGAAATTATTTTAAGTATTGATGGATACAAAGAATTAAACGAACAAGTTCGATCAGGTAGTATTTGGACAGACATCCTAGCATTTATAAATCAAATCAAAACTACAAAATTTAAATTTGTTGTACATAGCGTAATACATTTAAACAATTGGCACGGGGTAACTGATCTTGCTGATTTCATTAAAGAAATTGATGTAGAATGGACTACGAATATATTGACATATCCTGCAAAATTAGATATAATAAACTTAACCAGCGATAAAAAGACACAATTTTTAAAACTATTAGATAGTATAGATATTCCAAATAAGGAATACGTATTAAAGCATTTAGAACAGAGGCAAGTATGGATGGTTTAGAAAAATTCAATAATATCTCTCAATATGGCGCAACACGATCCACTATTCCAGTAACCTGGACAGCTGATGATTTAAATTTTGAGTGGTTAGAAACGGTGCAAACCAACGAAGTTCCAGTTGACGATCCCTGGGATAGTTTTACTACAGATATGAAATATGAATTAACGGAATTGCATGCTGGGTGGAAAGTTCCGGACGCTAGTACTTGGCATTTAATGGCACATAAACCAGAACTGAATGATAATTTAAAACCTATCCTCAATCATTTCTCTTATAAGAATCTTAGTTATAATTTTATTAAAATAACTCCCGGTCATATGCTAGTATGGCACTATGATACCTATGCTAGTTTCGTACATAGAAATGATATTACGTTTGCAGATGCAGATAAAATTAAGAGGTCAGCAATATTAATGAATGATTGGGATCGTGGACAAGTCATAGAAGTTGGTAACAACATTGTCGCACATTGGAAAGCAGGTTCAGTGCTTACTTGGGAAAGTTTCGCTTGGCACGGAACTGCTAACTTTGGACCAACTGACATGATTGTTATGCAGATATCATATCTCGATGAATAGATTTGGAATAGTAGGCTATGGTATTGTTGGCAAAGCTACACACTTATCTTTGTTAGACAGTGCTGACATAAAGATTTGCGATCCTGCAATAGATGCACCTATTGAAAACTTAAAAGATTGTGAATATGTATTCTTTTCAATCCCCACAGTAACTCAAGATGATATTAAAAAATTAATTAAGTTAATTGTAGAAGTTAAATCACTTAACAATTTAGCAGTAATTATTATTAGAAATACATTACCTGTCGGAACCGGATCAGTGATACAAGATATTATCCAAGATAAAATCCTTTATATACCTGAGTTCTTAAGAGATCGCGTGTGGGAAGAAGATTCAAAACGAGGTAAAATTATAGTAGGGCACGACGGTGCAGATATTCCAGAATGGTTACAATCTAAGAATCCTACTACTTGCAGCTTAATAGAAGCAGAAATACTAAAAATGTTCAGCAATAATTACGCTGCAAGTCGTATAGTATTTGCTAATCATTTTTATGAATTAAGTAAAACATTTAACGTAGACTACACATCGATTTTAGACATGTTCTATGAGGTAGAGCACGATCAATCATATTTAGAAGCTAATGAAAATCTTCGAGGATTTGGGGGCAAATGTCTAACTAAAGATTTAGACTTTATAATCGATACATTTAAACAGCTTGGTATTAATCAAACATATTTTGATGCTATTAAGGCAGACAATCAACAATGGCCAATCACGATAAGAAAATCTTAGTCACAGGATGCTGCGGGTTACTAGGCCGAGAACTTGCTCGACAATTAGTTGAGAAAGGATATAATGTTACGGGCGTAGATAATAACGGACGTTTTCCAGAGTATGTGCCTACTGGATTTACCTACATTCAACAGGATCTCAGCAATTTCTTAATAGCAAATGATAATAATTTTGATTACATATATCATATGGCCGCAATTAACGGAACTACTAATTTTTACGAAAGACCTAATGTTGTTTTAGTCAACAATACTTTAGGTGATTTGCAATTGTTTGAATGGGCAAAACACAATCCTAATAGTAAAATCATATATGCTAGCAGTAGCGAAGTCGTTGCAGGTACTGATAGTTTTCCTACCGCAGAAGAAACCAATGTTACAATAGAAGATATACATAATCCTCGATGGAGTTACAGAATTCCAAAAATTCTCGCAGAAAATTATCTAATGAATAGTAAATTAAATTTTGTAATTATTAGATATTTTAATGTAATTAGTGAAACAAGCGGACCCGGCCATATGATAGGTGACCTTATCAAAAAGATTAAAGTTGGAAATTTTGAATTACAGAGTCCTGAGGAAACTAGAAGTTTTTGCTATGTCAGCGATGCTATCGATGCTACTATTGTTATTGCAGAAACTGTTACTGAAAAAATAATTAATATCGGTTCTGACGAGGAAGTATGTATTCTTGACGCTGCAAATTTACTGGCGCAAGCACTAGGACATAATAATGTTAACTGGAATTTATTACCTAGTAAGTTAGGAAGTGTGCTACGAAGAAAACCCAATATTGATAAATTGAAAGAATATTATCCTACATTTCGTGCAAAACCATTTTTTCAACTTATCAATTTAATAAAAAGTAAACTATGAGTAAAATACCAAACGACAAAAGAGACTTACCATTTGGTAGCGCATTTGCAATTCGTGATCCAGAAGTATTGGCTGTCATAAATTCATTCCACCCTGCAACCGTTGAGGTATTTGATGATACTGATATTATAAAGACATACTGTAATGAGTTTAAAAATTGGATACAATCATCCACAAATAATAACCTTACAAATATTGAGCAGTTTAAACATGCTGTATATTCTAATGGTACAACACAAGGATTTGATAATTTTTACATCAAGAATAACACTAAACGATTTCGATGTATAAAGGGTGAGTACATGTATCACCAACTTGCGTGGAAACGATATTTTCCAGATTGGAAATTTATTGAAGACGAAGAACTGAAACCCGGTGACGCAGTAGTAATTAGTGTACCGTTTGCTAACACAGGAAATAAACATCCGTTCACAGATAATATTTTATCACAATGTGATGCGCTTGGTATCCCGGTTTTAATCGACTGTGCATATTTTGGGATATGTAAAGGCATCGAGCTTAATTTCAACCACCCGTGTATCACTGATGTAGTATTCAGTCTTAGCAAATCATTTTCAGTAGCATATGGTAGAATTGGCATACGGTTAACTAGAGAAGATGATGACGATTTAATGTTTGTATATCATAAGATTGATTATAATAACAAAATAGGTGCTGCATTAGGTATTGAATTATTGCAAAAATTTACTCCTGATTATATAACAGATAAGTACAGTGCAAAACAGATTGTGTTTTGTAAAGAATTAGAACTGATTCCTAGCCAAACTGTATTATTTGGAATTGCTGAGGACGGATGGGATGAATATCGCAGAGGTGGAGAAGTTAGCAGACTTAGCTTTCATAAATTCTTTCATCAAACAGGATCACTTAAAAATTTAATAGAAGGGTAAAAAATAAATGGCCGTTGAGTCGCATAATGATTGGGATCCCTTAGAGGAGATTATTGTAGGAACTGCTGATTTCAGTATGCACCCTACTATGAATAAGAGCACACATAGCTTTATCTACGGTGGAGAACAATACGAAGATATCAAACAGTTCGATGCTATCGAACATGAAAAGTGGATCAGAGATGAAGCCAACGAAGACTTAGAAGGATTAAGCACAGTGCTTAAAGGATTGGGAGTGAAGGTACATCGTCCTACTAGTATCGATCACACAAAAACATTCAGCACACCAGAGTGGGAAACTACCGGATGGTATACGTTCTGCCCACGCGATTTGTTATTGCCACTAGACAATCTTATTGTAGAATGCCCTAGTCCTATGCGTGCTCGATATTTTGAAACTCGAGCATATTACGACTATCTTTACGAGCAGATGAAAGAAGGTACAGAGTGGATCTGTGCACCAAAACCTATTCTTACAGACGATAACTACCAGTTAGAAAATCGCGATGATGCTACCCTGGTAAACAAAGAAATTATCTTTGATGCTCCAAATATTGTACGTCTTGGCCGTGACTTATTGTGCCAAGTGTCTAACAGTGGAAATCAGCTTGGCTTTCAATGGTTGAAGACTATTCTTGAACCTCGTGGATATAGACTGCATATCGCTGAACGCTATTACAGTTTTGCACACTTTGATTCAACAGTATTACCATTACGTCCGGGTCTTGTGTTGTTCAATGGCGACAGACTAAACGAAAACTGGTACCCTCCAATTTTCAAAGACTGGGATAAAATTTGGGTCACTGGCGATCAACTACACGTGCCAGCAGCTAACACAGGAGTTGCTCCATGCAGTCCTTATATTGGTCTGAACTTTTTAAGTGTAAACGAAAATCTAGTTATCTGTGATATTGAACAGACTGAACTACGCCGTATTTTAAATAAGCAAGGTATTGAAACTATTGGTCTACCATGCCGTCAAGCACGCACCATGAGTGGAGGATTTCATTGTGCTACATTAGATGTTAAGCGTAAAGGAAAATTGCAGGATTACTTCTAATGAATTTTGCAAAGGGTCGCATCTCTGTTAACTGGGACATATCTGAATATTTTAATCTAAACTATAAACAAGATACCGTTGCGACAGAATATCTTAATAAGTTTATAGATGCCGGGCATAGTATAAATCAAATGATGATATACAACTGTTTTGAATCAAGCCCACTGCCAAATTCTGTTAATTATATTAAATCAAAATTTGGGTTTTTAAATAATACGAATGCCGCAGTAAATCTTATACGTTCTGGCCAATATTTACCCTTACATCAAGATCTATATATCAAATGGAAAACATTACATAACGTTAAAGATATTAATCAAATTTTTAGAGCCATTGTTATGTTAGAGAATAATCGCAAAGGGCAGATTTTACAAATTGATGCTAATACTGTCGATGAATGGCAAGCTGGCGACTGGTTTGGGTGGGTCGGATCAACCGAACATGCTGTATATAATTTCAGTTTGTATGATAGGTATGCTATACAGATAACAGGACTATTAAAATAATGTATCAGGGAGTAGTAATAAATTTTGAACTCTTGTTCCTATACAGAGAATCTTACACACAAGCTGATATATATCAATCTACCTATGAACTAATTATAGATGAAATACAACAGGCATTGCAAGATCAAAATATAAATGCTGTTATAGGATTATTATGTGTTGATGGGTTTCTATATAAGAATAACGAAGAATTTTATAGTTTATTAAAAGATGTCCAAACATATTCAAAATCTTTAGGAATAAAAAAGCTGAGTCTAGTGGTTGGGATTTGTGCAGAATATCAACACGAACTTGATGTTAGAGGTCTCGAATATGAGATTATTGATTGGGATTTTAGTGTTAATTCTGTTTATCAATCATATAAATCTCGACTTAATAAATTAAATCAATGGAATCCGCGAGCCAACAAGTTTTTATTTTTAACGGGGGTGCCATCTCGTCCTGCAAGAATTGGATTGTTAAGCAAATTTTATGATGCAAATATGTTAGACCGTGCAGAATGGAGCTTCTTTCCTCCGTGGACTGATTATGACAAAAAGTGGTGTAGAACTTACCTGTCTAATTATACCGATGACCAATACAATGAATTTTTATTAGATTGTGAGCGTAAAGTTGACGACATATATGATCAATCAAAAGATTATTCAAGATTGCAAGGAAAAGAATTATCTGATCTAAAAATTTTCAATACTGCATGGTGTAAAGATCATTGCTGGATTGACCCAGAGATTTTTAAAAATACATTACTTAGCATAATATCAGAAGGAAGCGTATATCCTCCGGCAAACGATTATAAATTCTTAACAGAAAAAACATGGCGTGCTGTGATACAGAGGCATCCTTTTATTCTAGCAGATCATTCCGACCGTATTAACTTTATGAAATCTAAAGGATTGCATACTTTTGAAGAATATCTTCCTATTAAAAATTATTGTGATGATCTCGATGCTATAGTAACTAATACTAAATATTTCATAGATAACGCAGCTACTTATCAGTCACAAATAACCCAAGATATAGAACACAATTATAATTTATTTTTCAACATAGTTAACACTAATAATCAACTCATTGAAAAATTAAAAGCAGAATATTCTCTCAATCAATCGGTAATAGATAGATGGTTTTCTACTACTTCATCTATAGAGTTTGAAACATACTTACGGATAGTGAAATGATTATTGATATAACAAATTTTAAACATAGAGACAAGTTTGATTATCTTGTTGATGTATTCAAAAAAGAAATTGCAGATACTACCATTGACATAAGCAATTTTTCGAATCACTATGAAAATAATGTTGTAAAGACTTATATAGAAAACAATATCGAAAAAACCTATGATATCGACTTTACCAAGTATGTATATGATGATTCAGATTGGTTTGCTGTAAAGATCTACGATCGTCAGACTATGTCTAGAGTAGATCCATTTAGTATTACTACATTCCCAAAGACTATTAATATATTAGAGACTATGGATGGGATCGACCGTGCATCATTTTATACTGTTGGCCCCGGAAGCTACGTGCCTGAACACAGCGATAACGACATTGGTAGAGAGATTAATAGTACCCCTGTATACAATTGTGCATTAACTACCCATGTAACTGACGGTGTAACTATTACAGTCGACAGTGAGGTATTTGGTCCTCTTACAGAAAAACACGCAATTTGTTTAAATGCTCACGAGCATTTACACAGCGCAAACAACAATAGCAATAGTCACTGGATGGCGTTAATATTGTGTATTAGACGAGATGCTATATGATTTATAATACCAACTGCTATGTTGACTATTCTAAGTTGTCCGACTTAGTTACTACAGCAAAAAACTGTTTTAATAATGATAAAAATGACTGGTTAAGTATTAAGGATCTTATACCTAATCTTCGAGATGACCCGGAACTAGACGGAATTGACCGGATCGACTGGCATTATGTTAACATATATCCGCCGCATGAATCGAATATGCATCCAGTAGTAGAAGCTAAGATACAGCCTATTATAACTTATGCAACAAGTATGCTAGGAGTTGAACGTGTAGTTTTAATCTTTAATGGGCCAAATACTATAATACCAGAACACGACGATGTTGAAGATGCCGACGATCATGGTAATATACATTTTTATAGAATTGTCATGGGCATATTTGTCCCAAGTTACGACCCAAATCTTGTATCAATCACTACAGATAACACGTCGGTTCCTGATATTGATATGTTTTTGCATGATGCAAGGCAGCTTCATTCTGGATTTAATAATACACAAGATTGGTGGATACAACTAATACTTTGTATTAATAAACAATATGTCAAAATTTAATTTATACTTATTTCAGCCTAATTATCAAGGCGGTAAGGGCCAATTTGTTAGCCAATGGTTACCGTATAGTATAGCAAGTGTATGGGCGTATTCTGCACAGTTTGATCATATTAATCAACAATACGAGATTAAAGATTGCATATTTCGCCGAGATGCAGTTGAAGATGTTATTGCTAGTTTAGATAATCCTATTATGTGTGTATTCAGCACGTATATATGGAATGAGAATTATAATCTTGAAGTAGCTAAGGCTGTTAAAGAAAAATATCCTAATTGTTTAATAGTATTCGGTGGGCCGCAAGTAGATGAAAACGGCATCGATTTTTTAGCTAGGAACAAGTGTGTTAATAGTGTAGTAGTTAACGAAGGCGAATTAAGTTTTTATCAATTGTTAACTGATTATGCCACTAGCGGTAAAATTAAAAAGATTTATTCATCAAAACGAATTGAAGAACTACAGTTACCAAGCCCGTATGATAATCCGGTATTTAATAAAATAATTAAAGATAATCCCAACACACGATGGGCGTCAACAATTGAGACTAATCGTGGATGCCCGTTTGGTTGTACTTTTTGTGATTGGGGCAGTTTAACTCAGAACAAAATTAAAAAGTTTAATCTTGAAAAAGTATTTTTAGAACTTGATTGGATCAGTGATAACGGCATCGAGTATCTATACTTTGCTGATGCTAACTTTGGAGTATTTTACGAACGTGATAAGATTATCCTTGAAAGACTTGTAGAAAATAAAAAACGTACCGGATTCCCACATACCGTAAATATAACTTGGTACAAGAATCAAACTGATCAAGTTATTGAGTTAATTAATATACTCGATGAAGTTGGATTAAATCGAGGTCTAACATTAAGTGTGCAAAGTCTTAATGACAAAACACTGTCGTCTATAAACCGAAAGAATATGGAAATATCAAAGCTGGGTGAAATATACGAGTTGTGTAATACAAATAATTTGAGTTATTATACCGAGTTTATTCTTGGACTGCCAGAAGAAACCTTTGATTCCTGGGCCGAGGGACTGTGTAAGGCAGTATCATATGGATGCCATGGTAATATTGAGATTTTTGTCCTTGAACTACTAAGAAACAGCGAACTTGCCAAACAAGCAACTGAACACCAGTTTACACTATTTCATTTTGAAATCGTTGAACAGGATCAGCATTCGGCGATACCCGAAAAACACAATTATGTAGTTGGTACAAAATACATGCCTAAGTCAGATTTAATTTTAAGTTGGATGTATGGTTGGTTAATAGTAAATTATCATTCGTACGGATGGACGCAGATCATAGCAAAAGCTGCTGATAAATTATGTAATAAATCTTATAGAGAAGTGTACGACACATTATGGAATTACATAAAAACTAATAATGTGTTATTACCTTATTATCTAAATCATAAAGACAATTTTGAAAAATTCTTATATGTTGATCCTACCATGCTAACCGGATTTCAGCGCAATGACGATATTGTAGTTAATAGCCAGCACAAATTGTTTCATGCTAACAAGAAAAAGATACAGAGTGAAATAAACATATGGGCTAGGGAATTATTAAAAGAATTACCCACAACTGTAGTTGATGACATTATACTACTTCAAGATTTATATACGGTAGACTTTGATACTACAAGTGACACTGTGATTTCTCTTATGCATAACATACCTGAAGCAATTGATGGAATCGCGCCGTTAACTAAAGACAGACAATACTACAATCTGTCTAATATCATAGATTGGACAGATCGTAGAGATTTTGATGAAAAGTTACATTACAAACATAAAATGGGTTTCAGCAAACGCCGCATCAGCCCAAGATAGTAATATTAGGGAACAAGTCCGTACAATGGTATTGCGTATTCTGTACTGCCAACTTTAATTTTTAGATAGGTAGCAACACCTGCTGTGACATCAGCGGTACCAGATCCGCTATTAGCAGTCACTACATTGCTACTAGAAAATCCAACAAGTTGTTCTTTATCAATCGATAATCCTACAACTAAAGCGCCTGCCGCATCTGTAGTGGAAATTTCAATTTTACCAGGAGCTATAGTATTTCCACTGAGTAATGCACCATCTAAACTTGCTATGATACTAGATGATAGCTTTCCAGTCAACCCTGCACCAACCGCCGAGAAAATAAATCCAAATAACGGATCATTAGTTGCTGCAACTGCAGGGCTTGTTGATGTACCTCTTCCTCTAGTAAATGATGCACCTGCTGGAGAGGCTGCATCTGTATGAAATGATTCAATTGAAAATAAATCATAATCATCCGATAAAGAGCCTTCTGTGATGATTAGCATTCCTCGATTTGCTGCCGCGGGTCCACCTTCTGCTAATGTGGTATTTAATAAAATAGCACCTGTAGCTATATCGCCGTTCACTGACCCTGTTAAATTTCCTATTAAATTTCCTCTTAACACTCCATCAACAGCATCGACTAGTATTGTAGAATCATCTGCAAACACAGAACCTTTTACGTCACCAGTGTGATATCCGGTTGTATTACCGGTTATGTCACCTGTTACATTACCTATTACATTACCTGTTACATTACCTGTTACATTACCAGTTAGAGATCCTACAAGAGTTCCTTTGAGAACACCCGCCACACCATCAACTAAAATAGACGAATCATCAGCCACAACCGTGCCTTTAAATGCTGATGCTGTGATTACACCGTCATAGTCTGACAAATTTACGGTCGCCGTTAATTTACCTGTTATATCGTCATAGGCAAATGAAATACCTGCATGTGTTGGTGAAGTAGTGAACAGCGAAGCTGCTGCATCTTGAGCATCTTCTGCAGTAAATCCTGTAACTGGTACTAGAAACTCTGATGCGGTAGTTCCATCACCTACGTATAATTTTGCAGCATCTGTAATCCATAATAGCTCGCCTTGTGCAAGTTTTGGAACCATTGCTATGCGTTGTGCTTCGGTGCCTCTGCGAATCTGTAAGGGCATGTTTTAACTCCTGGGTATCAATTCCGTTATCATATATTTATGTCAGATTAAATTTTCCAGAACAGAAAAAACAGTCAAAAAAATAGGGCCCTAAGACCCTATTTTAAACTACTGTAACTACATAGTAGGTCCGTTACCGTCCCTAAATCCCACCGATCCGCCCTCTGCTTCAATACGTGCAATAACGTCTTCAAATAATATAGGCGCAAAATCTGGAGTTTGCTCCACGCAAACGCAGTGATATCTAGGGTCAATTTCATCGCTGTACAAGATTTCCCCTGTATTAGCATCAACCCCACGGGCTTTACGCACACGATTAGCGTGAGTGTGTCCGTGAATGTTAACCCCAAAACGTCCCAAGCTATCTGGGTGTACAGGAATATGACTTAGGATCATACCATTCATCACGTGATAGGCTCGCAACTCACGGAAATATTCGCGATATTCATCATCACGGAAAATATCGTGATTGCCACGGATAAGCACCTTGTCTCCATTTAAGCGGGACAGGGTTTTTAGCGCCTTGCGGTTTATAACCACATCGCCAAGGTGGTAAACCTTGTCCGTGGGCTTGACTCTATCATTCCAAGCCGTTATCATGGCTTCATCCATTTCCTCAGCAGAGTCCCAAGGACGAAGTTTTGTAACACCATCGTTACGTGTGAAGCGACATACACCCGTGTGTCCAAAGTGAGTGTCGCTTACTAAGAATACACTTGGCATATCTGTCTCCTTTCTTTAATAAGTTTCTTTTACAATTTTAAATACAGTTAACGGGTATTTTGTTTTAAAACTATCTGTATTTACAAAATCGTTATATTCTTTTGCATTAAAAAACATGCGATGGAAAACTGATTTGTGCTCCATTGTGGTTACTGTTAAGTAAACTGATTTCGCCTTGCCAGCCATAATATCCCTTTGTTTAGTACTGCGTATTAATGCTTCTTGATTTTCTTGGTCTTTAGAGATTCTAAATCCAAGCCTTGTTTTCGTTGCAATGCCTGTACTTCTGATATTTCTTTAATATTAAGTTCTGATACAGAATGAGCTTTTCTTAATTGCTCATTCAATTCAATATCTGCTAGTTGTAATTTTTCAATTTGTTTTTGTAGATCTGTTTGGCTTCTACGCATCAATTCCATTTCACTGCGAAACTCTACTAATGCTGCCAAAAAACATAAACTTACAATTATACTAATTGCCAAGGCAATCCATTTTGTTTGGGTGTTACTCAATCTAACTCTCCTATTATTGTTATTATAATACTATTATAACATCAATTTAGGGAATTGTCAAGTTGGGTGGCCCGGCGTGAGAGAATCGAACCCCCATTAAGGCTTTAGAAGAGCCTTGTCCTATCCGTTGAACGAACGCCGGAAATTAATTATGTCTTATTATGCCGTCTATCCATGTTGTGAGATCAGCATGGCATTGTTTTCCAGGATGGGCATTGTCCGGGAAAAGATCGGAAATTTTCATAGAGTTTAAAATCATCTCGTGATGATCTAGTAACCTCATCTTTTCCGACATTGAATTTACACATCTATCACTTTCTATCAGGTGTGGAGTGCATAGTGAGTGAATTGTTGGAAAGTCGATACCTAGCAATTCACCGCGCCAGTCTTTTTTAATATTATCGGCAAATGTATATTTGTGAAATGATTCTAAGATAGGAGCTTGTGCTCCAACTACTATAGTCTTCGCTCCGGACAATATTCTCAATTCTTCAAATTTTTTATATATAATCTCTGCGAGGGTTTCAGTAAGCTCGTTAATAGTGTAAGATTCTAAGTTTACTAGATACGAATCTCGAAGCATCTCTGTATGAAACCAAAATATCCAGTCTACTGTATTTTCTCTAGAATAGATCAACGCCTCAGATATAGAGTTAATATTTCCTCGCCCGTTCTTTGAAAAATTTACAACATCATACCCTAAGTTGCGTAGTAGAAACTCTGTATGAGTTTCTGGAGGATCCCCGATATGAGTCAACGATTTAGCCGGAGGATAATTTGGTACACCCCAACTGTCACCGATAATAACTATTCTAGGCATTATTGATATTCTACATCTGCTGCCAGCACGAACCTATATTTGTTACTCTGTACGATGCCAGGTCTATGCCATTGTTTGGAAGGATATATCAACCATGTGTAATCGCTGGGTCTCACAAAGAATTTTCCGTCACCGTCGGGGCCGTTTGGAGCCATCTCTGTTCCACAATAATCTCGATCTTTGACATCCTCAGGGATATGTAGATACAGCACTCCGCTGAGCATGCTGTTATTGGGATTTTTTGGATGCCAGTGATGATGCCAATATTTTTCACGATTTTCGACGCTCTCGAGATTGGTCATAAAACTCCATGCCATCATTTCGGATACCTTGACTTCTCGACCTAGATACATGAACACACTAAACAGAAAACTCATACGGTACTTGACCCATATAGGTTCGGTGCGTTTGAATATATTTTCTTTGGTTTGAAACTTTGGCGAATTAGTAAAATAATCACCATCTGCAATAATTTTCCGTATTATGGCACAGGCCTGTTGATTATCCTGTGCTGTTATTACTGAACTGAAATCAAACTTACGAAAGGTTTCGTTTTGATCAATTACCAGCATGGCGTGTATCATAAACGTTAAAATCTAATGCATAACCTAAAAGACCTAACATGACAAATATGCCACGATGGTCTCCTTGAGGCAGAAGTCTAGCATCAATCATCACAAAGCTGTGTGTGGAATATAGATTGAATTCACATGCCCAGTTAGTAGATATTTTTCTAGAAAATCCTTTAAGAATTTCCCAACGAGTACCGCGCCAATTTAAAAAAAATGTTAGATTCAATCTATGTCCTCACTTATACATGGAGCGGGGTGCGGGAATCGAACCCGCGAATTCAGTTTGGAAAACTGAGGTTTTGCCATTAAACTAACCCCGCATTTAAAGCAGTCCCTCTGTCTGTAGTGTAGTCACAACATCATCTGAAAGTGGAATCTCAGTTTTGATGTTGAGCTCAAGCACTTCGTCATTTAGTTTCTGCTTTTGCTTCTTGAGATTGCTAATCTCTATCTTAGCCTGTGTAATCTGCTCAGCACCAATAACACCAGTGCTAACTGTGTCATCACGACCGTACAGGCTAGCACGACTTTCATCCTTGCGGTTGCGGATCTTATCTAGCTTACCGTTCAACACAGCGATATTAGTCACTGATTTTGCTTCGGCTAATTCGTTTAATTGACCAATACGCTTGTCAATGAACGCTGCCTTGGCCAATGCTAGATCGATACCGCTGTTGGCATTAGCAGTACCTACTAAACCACGAATGTTGTACAAAGCCAACAGCAGTTTCTGTCTGCGAGCATCATTGTTCAACAGCAGATCATTAGCTGCTTGAAGCTCGGCAGTGACATCCTGAAACTCATTGATCTCGATGCTGGTTTCAATCTTGATACCACGGATGGCATCATTGATTGCATTTTGCACGGCGTTGGCTCTGCGAAGTGTTATATTCATCTCATTTCCCTGTTTCTAATTTTCTTTAAGTAATCTTCTTTAGTATAAAACCCCTGTTCGATTTCTTCTAGTGCTGTTACCACAGCACCGTTGTCACCCTGCACCTTTGGTGTAGAACCATGCTTGATTTCTCTAGCTCTTTCAGAGGCTACCAATACCAAATCAAATCTGCTGCCAATCTTTTCAACTGCACCTTCTACTGATGTCTGCTTGGCTTCTTTCATATGCTTCCTTTATTATAATAACGGATCGGCGAAAGGTCAAGCGATAGACCGGACAATAGACAACGGAAGGGTTGTAATCTTCCTTTGACAATGTGCAAACTACAATACACAGAGGTCTATATATTTCCGATTAACAAATGACATTCAGTTGGGGGTCGGATCACATAAACACGGTCCAATGTTCAATTGGATTGTAAGTATGGATTAGGATAAAAAGTCCTAAACCTTGTGTCTATCCTCATCTACCCTTCACTTCACCGGTTGTGTATTGCTACACAACAAAACTTATTATACTATCTAACCTGCGCTGTGTCAAGCCTTTTTTGGATATTTTGGTGCCCTCTGTCGGGTTCGAACTGACCACCTACGCATTACAAGTGCGTTGCTCTATCAAATGAGCTAAGAGGGCATAAACGTTACGCTACTATTTTACGACTTTCTAATTCTTTAATTCGATTAACAATTTTTGATTTGTCTTTTGGCCTACTCGATTTCTCAAGCATAGTTTTTAATTGTTCTAAATTTAATGGCCCCAATCTTGCCTTGCCATTTTTTGTTAGCATTGGACTTGCTACTCTAATCTTTTTACCACCAGAACCTTTTGCCATGTTAATATCCTTTTAAAATTATTATTCTGAACGACCCGATGTGCAACTATCACTCCACAATTCACTAGCTTGTTTTTTATATTGTTCGAAGTCCCATTCTGCTTGTTTTGCTTGATATTGTTCTTCGGACAATCCGTGCCAACCAACGCAATCACCTGTGGGCGAACGGCCGCATCCGCAGGTTCCTTTTGTCATATTTTTAACACTAGGTGTCATTCTTCTAGCCCGTCCTTTTTCATTTCTTGTCTACGCAGTTCTTCGTCTATGGCTTCCTGTGCCCACATTTCTTCACCTTCGAGAAAAGGGATGTTTTCAGGATACACCTTCTCGACTTCGCCTGTAGACTTATTCAACTCATATTCCGGTAATATGTCTTTTTTCTTTTTACCGAATATAGTTTCAAAATTATTATCGAACTCATCTTTGCTGACACTAAAAGGACGAGGGCGACTGCCTTTTCCTGCTTCGTGTGCCATGGGTTACTCCTTAGGAGCTTCGTTCCGAGATTTAGGAGCGCGAAACGGAATAGATGCTGCGTGTTCTGCTTGAATCATCATTTTTTTGTAATGATTGCGTTCTTCGTCTGTTTTAAAATTACTTGAGGCTAACCCACGTTTTGTTGACTTACTTAATTTAAAGTTACTGTTAGTTCTTGCCATATATTTTTCCTTTTAAATTGGCGGAGAGTATAGGATTCGAACCTATGCTCCCATCGCTGGGAGGACGGCTTAGCAAGCCGCTGCCTTCGACCACTCGGCCAACTCTCCAATTGCTGGTGCCCCAGGAGAGACTCGAACTCTCACGCCTTACGGCGCTGGAACCTAAATCCAGTGCGTCTACCAATTCCGCCACCGGGGCAAATTCTATTTCACAAAGTATATTATATATGCTATTTTACAAACAGTCAACAGATTTATTGGCGGAGTGAACGGAGTTGAACCCGTAATAAAACTATCTCTTGAACAGCCGTATCCGTATAGTATTTTTGCTAGGTTAGGCTTCTTGTGAAATTAACAGATGTTTACCGATTTCAAACAGGCCCACGGCACCAGGAACATCTAATGTGCTGACATGGATCTGTCCTAGTCCGTCGGAGTCTAGGCTGGCTGCTACAAATTCTGTGATTGCTCCAGCTTCGATCTGAGATTTAATTTCTGCTAGAACTTCCAACATGTCCTCTTTGCGTTTATCTTCTTGCTTCTCATTGATGCTGATGACTTGCATATCGTCCTCTATTCTAGAATGTAATCAGCAGCACCGTGTTCGACCATTTCTTGTGCTGTCATATATACATCGGTTGGTGGTAAAAGTCTTTTCTTGACGTAGCTGGGTACTTTGCCTGTGGCTGCAACCAAAACATTTGTCATACTAATGTTCAACATTTCATTTTCTTTCATTTCAGCCTTGAGATCGTGAAACTTAGCATCACTACCTCCACCTGCAAACTGATGACACATACAGCTAGCATTTGTAGAAATATATCTTTCTTTTTTAGTTCCGCTAGCGACTATTAAAAATGCTGCACTCATTACAGTACCTATTCCTATAGTACGAATTGGATACGCACTGGTATTCATTACGTCGATTAACGCCAATGCTTGATATAAATCTCCTCCTGAACTATTCACATATAAAGTTAAGATTCTATCTTTAGTAGTTTCAAGATTTTCGTAGGTAAGCCACTTGATACATTTCCCAATGTTTTCTTCGCTGATTTCGCCCGTTAGGAAAAATACCGAGTTTTTCAGTAATGTAATATCAATGCGATCTTCGGCATTGAATTCTTCAATTTTTCTAGCGACCATTTTTGCTCCGGATATTATACATGTACTTATCTAATTATAATATCAGTTAATTTACAGTATTGTTACAGTCCAACCAATAATAGCAATATAGGTAAGATAATGTAGCCCTTGATCGGCTCCAAACCAAACCCAAAACATACGATCTGCAGGAGTTAGCCCTTTATTCAACTGTTGTTTAGCCCAATCGATATGATAATGGGCCGCAAGATCAAATAATGCGGCAAATGCTGCCATAGATCCTAAAAATGGCAGTAGGACGAACCAAGTGAATATTCCATGAATATACGCATGATCTAACCCACCTTGAGCACCGTAGGTTCCTTTCTGGGCCAACATGTATGAAAACTGCAATACAAAGTCACAGATAAAATGCTTGATACCAAACAGTGCTAATAATACAACAATTATTGTAATTTCGTTCATTTTGCTCTTTCAACAAATCTAGCTTCGAATGCTTCTACAAAACAACTGTGTTCTCGTACAGGTATTTTTACCAAACCTTTGGATTCGGTGCGATAGTGTACCCAGGTATTACCGTCTAATTCTACAACATGCAGTACACGAAACCAGTTTCCGTGTGCATCTGTCCATACTGTTCCTTCTTTGACCATAACTTATCCTTTGAATGTTTCTAATGCTTCTGTATCAACATTTTCTACCATATGTATCATGAATCGATATGCGTCCCAGGCTTTCTTGACTGAGTCATTCTCTGAAATTGCTGTAGGAAACATGTCAACCCAAACTGCATTTTCTGGCTGTCTGTGTCTGTGCATACCTTGTCTACGTGGTTGCAAAATTTTATTGGTTGCCCATAGATCTAATGCCACTGCTTGACACGTATCTTGATCAAGACCATACAGATAATCGTCATCACGATACATATAATCTTCTATTACATGTTTGAGCTGTTGTTCTGAATAAATATTAGTTGCGGCAACAATGAATGCCACATCGTTAATACTTACATTCTCTTTAACAATATCACGGACGCATCGTCCAAGGCTAAATCCTATTTTCATTTTGTTTTCTCTTGTAGACGATTAATATTATCAACTAAAACTTGTAATCCAGCATTCATTCTTTCTGCGATCTGTGCTGGAGATTCCGTTGGTAGGCATGCCGCAGAATATTGAGCAGTTTTGGTAATTGTGGCCTGTTCCATTATACAAGCATTTCGATCTGGGAATGTTGCTAGATGTGTGACCATACCTAAATTAGTAATTAGAACCAATTGATAAAGCATTTTGAACCTTTCTTATCTAACTGTATAATACATTATAGCATCAATCATGCGTTTTGTCAAGATTTCTATTTGATATAAAAATTAATAATTTCTCGAGCTTCTGCGTTATCGGTAGTATAGTACAACTTCACTGCGGCAGCAGCACCTAGGTCCCCATCATTGTTCATGTTTCGATCTACAGCAGGAAAATAATTTAGGAATGCCTGCCCAAAACGATAATCGGGATTACGCAGAACTTCCACAGTGTAATCCTTTAAAAATTCTTCGTATTCTTTTTTGGATATCATGCCCATTTCATAGCGAACATGGTCGCATCCTGTTCATTTTGAAAATACCAAGCACGACCATTTGGGTCGCTGAGGTCGCGAAATTTGTGTTGACAGTTTTCCAAACACCATGTGAGTTTTTCTGCGAAATCTTCATCTTTTAACACTATGGCATGATAGGTATCTAACAACGTCATCAGTCGTTCGTCTACCTTGAGATGTTCCTCTGCCTTCTGAGCTCTTATGATCGTTCCTGTAGGATCTGTATCAAACATCATGTTTGTTCCTTAGCATCCATTCTGTGAGTCTAGCACCCGAAAGTTTAGCACGTATCTCGTATCGGTAACCCCATTGCATCATATCAGGAACTCTATACCAGCTGGGAGTCTCCACGGCATTGTCCATGACCCATTGACCTATTTCACTGTTTTCCCATTTTAATAATGGTTCAGCAGCATAAAGATCGGGATCCTCAACATCTCCCATAGAGAATTCATGCACGACTATGGTCCTAGTTTCTTCCACTCTGTCTCCTACTTAGGTATACATATCTATAAGCCGCTGATAGATCAGATCTATATAATCGGCATAGTATCTATCCACAAGCCATTGATTGAAATCACTACTACGATCTCGGTCTTTGCCCATGTCACAATCAGTTCTCATCAATATTAATATTTTTATACCAGTTTATTAATGTGCTATCAAAGGTATTTTCAAATGATTTATTCCTTCTTAAATCATATTGTTGATAGAATTTTTTAAAATCTTTTTCTAATTTTTTTTGATTTGGTGACTCTGGAGTTTTTAATAATTCTATCAACCTTAAAATATGATTTTTTTCTGATCCGGTTAATAAATCTTCTGTTTGGTATTTTTTTAATTTAGAAAAAATATGATTAGAATAAAAAGATTTGATATCTTGAGGCAAAGAGTTAATAGAATGGAATTCCGGAGTTCTAAGTATATTTAATGCGAAAAATAATTGATTTTTTCCATAAATTCTTTTTAAATTTACAAGAACTTCTATGAAATCTGGTAAAGAAAAAAGACAGGTAGCATTCACAGTTGACATGATGTTTAAATGATTTATTCTTTTAGATTGTAATAAAAATTCTACATTATCGTACCAGTTTTCCCATTTAAATCCATCTCTAATATATTCTGAAACTTGTTGACAGCTTTCATTGCTGGTATATATAGAAATATCTACTTTGTCAGTATAAGATAATAATTGTTCTAAATTTTTTTTATCTACACCAAGATTAGTATTAATTGCAATAGATGGATTTTTTCCATTGCTATTTTTTATACGATCTAATAATCTCCAGGTATAACCGCTCATTAATGGTTCACCTCCTGTAATACGTAACTCCTGTAATGATTCTCTCAGTCCATTCTCCCACCATTTGAAAAATGCTTCAATATAAGGATTTTCTTCATTAATATCATATAATTGACTGGTCTCATGCGAACTAACATAATGTCCATTTTTATCAGAATCCAATGATAAGTAAGGACCGTTTTTCTTTATATCTTTTACCCATGTGCTAGAAAATATTGGGCTGCAATATGCACAGGCAAATTGGCAGGTCTTATCAAAAGAAATTTCTAATTTTTTTAGATTAATATCTTTTTCTTTATCAGTTTCGAATGCATCAAATACATCCCGATCGGAGTAATTTTTACTCTGAGCTGGACGATCACTTACAAAAGTTTCTCCAAGATCTTCTATTTTCCAACAATAAGAGCAGCCTTCTGGTCGTTTTCCTATCTGCATTAACATTCGATCTCTTTTCTTTTCTACAGTGTTGTGTAGAGACTTGTAGTTTTCCTTGATTGATGGAACGGAAACGAAATGGGGAGTAGGATGATGGCAAGATGTAGTCATACCAGACCCTAACCATATAGTAGCATTATACCACTTGGCCGCACAAAAACTAGGTGATAGAATATCCAAGACTCTTTTTTTATATTCTAAATGGGTTTCATTATTTTTCATTTTTGCATAAACCTAACATTATCTGATACTGCTCCCATAGTAAATGAGTGTACTACAATTTCTTTGCTATCTATAGCCATTTTAATTGGGACGGCGTAGCTTCTTTCCACCTTAGGATAAACATCAGTGCATCCTGAGAATTTTCAAAGATAAAATTCGCACCTTCTCGTTCAACGGGATTTTTTACATGTTCATCAAGCCAATATGAGATATCCACAGCATGATGATTGTCGATAAATCTACTAAGTGTCACACGAGTCCATCTAGTGGCCAACAGTTCTCCTAGAGTTAAAATCTCAGTTCCGCTCATTCCCAGGTCCTGTGTTTTTCAGCTACCCATTCTAGTCCATCATATTCTTCGATGTACCAGTCTACGTCTGCAGGTATTTCTACAATTTTAAGAGTACAGAAACGATTGTTGGCTTTTTCGCCGAGTTCGTTGATGACTTTGATAAGATATGGATCGTCACGAGATACATCGCGGTCATACCAATTAGGGTCTGTTATCCCAGCCAGTTCTTTATATCTATCCTGGGCTAGATCACTGAGACCAAACCCACCATGTGTTCTGCAGATAGCGATTCTGCGTATGCCTCGTATTTCTTCAAACAGTTTATTTTTTTCCACTCTTGTCTTTCTTCTTTTTCTTAGGTGCAGAAAAATCAACAGAATCATCAGTACCTATTTCGTGTTTGTGAATTACATCACGCAGTATATCTTCAACTAACTCATTAAGAGTAAGATCACTGTTGTGTGCTAATTTCATTAGATCAAACAATTGATCATCATCTAACGTCAGCGGAACTTGTACACGAGTATCATATTCATTTCCTGAGATAATAGCTTGTGCTTTTTCCAACCAATCTTCATCAGTTTCTAGATCAGTGTATGACACATCATCCCATGCTTCATTTTCATCGATACCGCGAGATTTAGATTCTTCTCTATGTGCTTTGACAAAGTTGGGATTAATGATTCGATATGCACGATTGTTGGTATAGTCACAGACTTCTATTTCGTAGATGGTTTGATCTTTGGTATCAAATACAATATTGGTAGACCAACCACCTTCATCGTAGATGCCATTCCATGCTGACAGTGCGTGAGTATCTGAACCATAGCAAGTCCATGTGTATTCACTGCCTTCTGTGATACGATAGTCAACGATTTCTAAATATTCTTTTAAGTTAATCATATTAGTCCTTGATTGCAAAAATTTCATCTTCACGTAATACCAACAGTTGTTCACTGTCCAGAGTCACTGTAATTCCAGCACTTGGATGATAGATCACAACATCATCGGGCTTAACAGCCAACGGAATCAATGTTCCATTTTTAGTGCGTCGACCTTCTCCTACTTTCAGCACAGTGGCTTCATAGGTTGGTTCTGCGGCACTTCCCGTCAGCACAATGCCACCAGATGTTTTCGTTTCTGTTTCGTGTTTTCGAACCAGAACTCGATCATTTAAAATTGTTACATCCATAATAATCCTTTAAATTTCAAAAGTAAAGTTAGAATCAAATTGATCATTTTCCCCAGGATATCCTTTGGGATTACACATCACACGAGTGTCACCAACTAGATAATCAAAGTTGTTGTGCATATGACCATGTGTCCATGCCTGGATCACTGGCCTATCTAAAATAAACTCACTCATATCAGTGCTGTATCCACCGTTCATTAGTGTGTCATTTTTATAGATTTCATGTATGCTCAAATGACTAGGTGCATGATGCGAGCATACTACTACTTTAGCATCTTTGGGCAGATTGTCAATCACAATTCTGAAATAATCTCGTGTTTTGGTAAACTCCATGACCGTGCGCTTTGGCAAAAACTTTTTAAAGTTTTCTTTAGCAATACGAATCACACGAAAATCACTCATACAATGTTCAAGATGATACAGAGTCATAGGGTCGCTGTCGTTACAGTCAGTCCACATGGTTCCACCAATAAAATGAACTCCGTCGATCTCTTTGGTTTCGAGATCTAACAGATAGACATTATGAATATTGAGATAGCCCAATGTTTCACGAATGATATCTGCACTTTGATCAAATTTACCATGATAGTGTTCGTGGTTACCCATGACATAGATCACATGTGGAAATTGAAAACTCACACGTTGAAAAAAATCCCTGTATCGCATAGCACGTTTGGCACGACCGTGACCTTCATCCGGAAAATCACTCCATGCAAGATCTGCAGGCTGATTACGCAGATCATCTGCCACAAGTATATCGCCAGACAGAATCAGCACGTCTGCGTTTGATTCGTTTTTGATACATACATCTTCAAATTCAAGATGTAGATCAGATACAAGTTGGATTTTCATAGGTCTTTCTAAGAGGATAATATGTATATATTATAGCATCATATTAAATTCTTGTCAAATGGTTAAATACTCATATATTGTACCAGGAGCGAAAAAAATGGGCGAATTCTTCAAATTGGTAGCAGAATTGGGGTTTCCAATCGCAGCAGCTATGTCTGCAGGCTACTTTGTTTTCCTAACACTGAAATTCATTCTAGCAGGAGTTACGTCGGGCGTTAAAGGCATGGCTGGAATCATCGGCGCACTAGACAAACGTGTGGCTACCATGAATCACGATGTTATGCGCATAGATGTTAAAGTAAGCCACGCACTAGGACTGGAACCCGATTTGGATAGAATTGCTCGAGCAGAACAGTCAGACGCAAGACGCGACTAAGGAGAAGAAAATGGGTGGAGAAGTTGTAGATTTAGTTAACAAATATGGTTTTCCAATTGTTGCTGCTGGCGGCATGGGATATCTCATTTACTATGTATGGAAATGGGCCACAACTGAAATCAAACCAGTATTGTCAGATGCCAACACCACATTAATCGCATTGATTGATCGTATTCGTATGTTAGATAATGATCTGATTAGATTGAATCAAAAGATCAATGTCACACTGCACCTACGTGGTACCAGCATTGAAAAAGAACGCATAGAGCAAGATGAAATAATTAATCAACCTAAAGAAAAGAAAGATTAATTTTTAGTAACTAAATTATCTCTAAATATTTCCCAGCAGTTATCCCAGGTCCATTTCTGACTGGCGTGTTCAACTCGAGTTCTTGAATATTCTAAACAACGATCAACACTTTCTCTTAGATTCCAACTCATATGCCCAGTGATACCCTGTTCTAAGATGTCAATAGGACCCGGCACAGGATACGCTGCCACTGGAGTACCGCAGGCTAGACTTTCTATGATCACAATGCCAAAGGTATCTGTGCAACTAGGGAACACAAACACATCAGCATTGGCATAATAATGTGCCAGTGTTTCGGGCTGTCTTGATCCCGGAAAATCTACATCAGGATATTTGAGTTTCAATTCTTCAAGATATGGTCCATCACCTACTGCGATTTTAGTGGCTCCTGGAAAATCTAATTCACAGAATGCATCTATGTTTTTTTCTTTGCTTATTCGTCCTACATACAGCAACAAGGGACGATCGCATTCAATATTACCTTTGATAGAACTTCTAAATTTCTTACGATCTACACCACGTGTCCAGCTTTTAATTTCTCCAACGAATCCGTGATCACGTAGATCATTGACCATTGTTTGTGTGGTGGTTAGAACTCTGCCTGAATGTTTATGAAACCAACGTACATAGCCATAGGTTAATCGTTCTGGTATACCATATATCTTCTTTAAAAATTCTGGAAATTTAGTATGATACGAAGTGTTGTATCGCCACCCTTTTAGATCTAACCAAATACGAGCAGCTAGTCCGATCGGGCCTTCTGTCGCGATATGAATATAATCCGGATCCAGCGCCTTGATCTTTTTACCAATGCCCCAAGGCCAGGAAAGTTTAACTTCAGGATAACCAGGAGCAGGACAATGAGGGAACTGCCCGGGATCAATATAAACAATATTATACCCGTCATCAAAAGCCAGACCTTGGATGTTTTTGAAAGTCGTGACCACTCCATTTATTTGATCTCTGGTGTTGTCTGTGATAACGAGGATTTTCTTACGCATTCTGTAGTTACCTTAAATGAATCAAATTTCAACCAACTTGTGACTGTGGATTGTGCTGCTTCACATTCCTTCTCTGTCTGAAACTGTATCATTATCCTTCCTGGTACGTCTTGAGGGTTGTTTACGTGAACTGCCAGTAGTATCAATATCCACATCATCTCGCTCCTTGGTCCATGTGATGATTTCCCACTTGCCTGAATGATGTTCTACTAGAGCGGTCATTGATTCCACCCAGTCACCGTCATTCATATAAATTATTCCATTTACATCTTTAATTTCTGCATGATGTATGTGTCCGCAGATTACTCCATCATATCCACGTTTCGCGCAGTAGTCGGCAAGGTTCTTTTCAAATTGAAACATAAAGTCCACCGCTTTCTTTACTTTGTGTTTGAGGTATTTGGATAAACTCCAATATCCAAATCCCAGTCGATGACGTATCCAATTAAATTTACTGTTTAGATACAGCACAAAATCATAGGACTTGTCACCTAAAAAACTTAACCAAGGTGCTAGTCTAGTAATGCCATCGAATATATCGCCATGTGTGACTAGATAGTGCTTGCCATCGGCACCTATGTGTTCGGTTTGATTTACCACTTCTATCATCCCGAAACCTATACCTAGAGGTATCAGTGGACGTAGGAATTCATCATGATTGCCGGCAACATAGATAACTCGGGTACCACGCTTGGCATGTCCCATTATACGTCTAACCACATTGGTATGCGATTGTTTCCAACGCCACTTGTTCTGTTGTATCTTCCAGGCATCAATGATATCGCCTACAAGATATAAGGTGTCACAGGAATTATGTTTGAGAAAGTTATTGAGCTGCTCTGCTTTGCAGTCACGTGTGCCTAGATGCACATCACTTATAAAAATGCTGCGATAAGTCTTTTGCATAGCAATATTTATCGCAGCTTGTTGATACTAAGATTGCAGTTTTGTTACAAACTAAATCCTTACGATCGACCATTTGCCTGTAAATGGTTTGCCTTCAGCGCGGTGTTTTAGTATTTTGGCGAACTCTGTTTTACGAAGTTCGGAAATTGCTTTACTATCGTGTAAAAGACAAGCCTGATACAGTTTCTTTAATAGCTTCTTCTGTTTCATAGCTAGCCCCTCCTGACAAGTATTTATTTTTCGTGAGCTACAAATTCACCGTTCCAATTGTCGCCTAGATCCTGTTGTTTCATAAACTCACAACGTTCAATCCATATTTTGTAGTACTTGTCCAGCTGTCCACCAAAGTTACCCTTTAGCTTTTTACACATGGCTGCTGCTTCATCAAATTTCTTAGCCTTGTACAAGGCATGCATCTTATCGTGTTGCTCTCTGTCTTTAGAATAATCTTCGCCGCGTGTACGTAATACTGTATAGATCAAATCTGCTACAGTCTTGCCCTTAGGCTGTAAATTATCTAACAACAAGTAGAAGAAGTCGTCTTTGGTACGGTTATATGTTTCGGCACCAATAATACATAGCACACCATATGCTTTACAACGTGCTTCTAGTCGTGCGGCAGTTGAAACCATATCGCCCAGAATATCATAACCGTGACGGTCTGTTGATCCCATCTCGCCAATAAAGCCAACACCTGTGTTACAACCCCAACCCATTGCGGCAGGAGGTAAGCCTTGTGCTTCCATTAGTTTAGTGTACTCATCAACAGCATCTAACATTTCAAGTCCAACTTTAACGATAGTATGTGCGTGATTAGCATCGTCAATTGGTGCACCGTGTATGTGCATTGAAGCATCACCTACATATTTGATAACCATGCCCTTGTTGTCGATAATAGGACGACTGATGCTGTCCATGTAACCGTTCATGTATTTTGTAAGTCCCGCTACATCATCGCCATAGTGTTCACCGATAGGAGTAAAGCCACGAAGGTCGCTGAACATAACACTGACATCTTTGCGTACACCGCGTTTAATAAGTTCTGGAT